CGCTGAGAAGTCAGGAAACTATGATGCCGACGATCTCGTTATTATGAGAGGAATCGCTTCAGAAATTTCCTACCCCACATATGATTATTTTGGAACATTAGTCCAATTCATGGGGTCGAATCCATCAGGTCATCCATTGACCGTAGTTATTAATAGTTTAGTGAACTCGCTTTACATGCGATATGTATATTACGCAATAGCGAGAGAGAAGAGATGGTGGCGAGTGCCTAGGTTTGACCAGGTAGTGTCGCTGATGACGTACGGAGATGATAATATCATGACGGTGGCAAAAGGTTACGACGATTTTAACCACACCGCAATTGCAGCAAAACTAGCCGAAGTGGACATTAAGTACACCATGGCTGACAAGGACGCAGAATCTGTGCCCTTTGTGAATCTTGCGGACGCTTCTTTTTTGAAGCACTATGCCAAGTATGATGAGGAATTGAAGTTGTATAGGTCCCCTGTAGAGGAGGACTCAATTGCCAAGATGCTACACTCGCACAAGAAGTCGGACGTTTTGTCCATGGAACAGTCGAGTGCTGAGGCAATCCAGAACGTGGCCCTCAAATATTTTGAGTTTGGCCGGGAAGTTTACACTCAGAAAGTAGCTGAGTTGCAGAAGGTCGCCCAATTGTCGGGCATTGCTGGATACGTCGGTCCCATCATGGACTATGACGAAAGGATGAAATGGTACGTCGAGAAATTTGGTCTCGAGTCCCAGTCTGGATACAAGCACAAAGTAGAAGAGTGCACAGTGAATTCGGAGGAGGAACAGTTGCAGTTGAAGGCTATCGCTGATATGCCAATCAAGATTACTGCTAAGGAATACCACTTTCCTTATGGAAGAAGTGGAGATTTGTTGTTTACAACTGGAGAAGCGATTTTCATCGTAGAGGTCAAGTGTTGCAAGAACAATGGACCTAAATTTAGGAAGGCGAAAGCACAGGCTACCGCTTTTGGAAAAGCTTTTGAAGCTCTATATCCAAAGCTGTCTATTTATTCGCTGGTGTATACGTACGACGGTTTTACCGTCATTAGGCGTTTTAACACCAAGGTCGCAAAAGGATCTCCTCTGAGAGACGTGACCTTTCCTTTCTCTCTTTAAGAGAGGCCCAGTCTTCACTGATCACAGCAGACGTTAAATATTGCGATCCCGGCGTTGTTCCCATGCTGGAAGTTTCAAACTGAAATCAAAGAGGACTTTGTATTTTGTATATACGCACACTCGGAGGGTCTGAATTTCCTTTGTATAACCGAGTAGTGGACAGGACATTTACATATTATTCATAAAAATAGCACTGTCAAGCGTCGATTAATGCTACGCGCTTGTTATTCATAAAATGCATTACTAACTTTTATAATTTATTTAATGAGTTGGCAACTCTCTTAAAGTTGCACGTTACCGTACTAGAGTCACAGTCAAGTGTACCAGGACTAAGTACGAGTGAAAGCCGACCGTCTACGACGGAGCAAATCACATCATTTTCGGATCAAGATGCAGGTTACACAACCACGTTACATGGAACATACGACAGTACAATGGACTTAGGTCATGATACAAGCGCAGACCTGTCAAACTTTCTGTCTCGTCCAATTAGGCAATCAGCCCAACCGTGGGCAGTGAACAGCGAATTCTTTTACAAGTTTAATCCGTGGACAGCCTTTTGTGAGAATCCCATTGTTAGGGACAAGATCAAAAATTATGAGCTTCTTAGAATGAAGCTTCATGTCAAGGCAGTCATTTCGGCAACCCAATTCCATTATGGAAGGGCTATGGCATCATACAATCCGTATAAAAAAGATGACCAATTAACAATCGAGCGTAATTTCTTTAACGCAGATTTGGTGGCGGCATCTCAAAAACCGCATTTTTTCCTTAAC